TCCGTTGAGAACATTTTTTATAATATTCGTTTGTCTTTTCCCTCCATAAATCAATGTTGTCTTCTCTCCATTTCTTAGTGAGTTCATAACAATGTTCTTTGTTTTTTAAATAATAATTGCGCGTTGCGCGTTTTTGTGCTTCGGTTGTTGGCATTGTCTATATATTACTGAAAGATTATTTCTAAATAGTTTTTAATTAATAAAATATTTGTCAAACTTGAGACAAAAGTGATTAAACTCGGCGTCCAACAATTTGTCTTTTAGTTTCTGTAATCTTTGAGCGCTACGAGCGCAATGTGGGTGAATGAATCGCATTTTCACTTCTTCTAAGCCGTCCTCGTATTTTGTGATCACTGTAGAATGTCTGTAAATGCCGTCACAAATAAAACACTTATTACAACCAAATGTCCAATTATCATCATCAGATATGTTGATTTTATTGTAGTTGTTCATTATATATATCAACAAAGACAATATTTTCCTAAAGTTATTTAATTCCGTAATTATTTAAGCAAAAACAACAACATTGCGATCACTTGTAACTAAAGATACTTTACCTTTCTTTCCCTCGTGGCGTTTCTTTCTAGCAACTGCTTCAATCTGTGTCTTTGTGGGAGCAACTCCAGCGGGAAGCACATACTCGCCCTTGTGAATTAAAGCAAGTCCAGTTTTGGGAACTTTGCCTCCAGTCTTGTATCCAGCAATCTTATTCAACTTGGGAGTAAGAAACTCCTTGCCAAGTTTGCTTCCAATAGCACTTCCAGCAACTCCACCAACACCACCTGCTAAACTGCCGACAGCGCCACCAATTGCTCCAGTGAGAGCGGGGACTCCATAGTTTATAATATCACTACCAAAACCGCCCTTCTTAGTTGAAGTTAGATATTTACCTGCCTTTTTCTCAAACTTGTCTATTTTGCGAGTAGCTTTCTTACCTAGCAAATCTTCTTCAAAATTATGAAAACCTCTTGCGATACTGCTCATTATATAGTATCTTGAGATTTTAATTTTTGCTCTAAATATTTCTCTTTTCTGCGTTGTTTCTTTTCTTCTAAAGTCATTGGTTTCTTATTTACACAGTTATTATTATCAATAAACCACTTCTCTCGTTCAATCAAATCGGCATATGTTCCATTAACCTTTTCAACAACAGCAACTACAACTTTACTATTTGTCTCTTCTGCTTTATCAAAAACAAGAGAGGAACGATACCAACCCTTGCGACATTTGTGAGCATATTTGTGCTCTGCCTTTCGCTGATAAAGTGGTTGTGTTGTGCTTCCGTAATAAGTGAGATCGCCACAAGTAATAGAATAAATACTCATTTATATTAAGTAAAGATAAAAAACCATTGAGTAAATGAACGAAACTCCTAAACTATTCGGGATTTGTGCCAATAGTTAAGAGATCGCGTATTATACTTTGTTCGCTTGTGGGAATATTAATATGATTAATCCAATTAATGAAACGCTGAAAACAAGTCATATATATAATCATATTTTTCATTTTTAATAATAAACCAAAAAAATTGATTTATTTTGAGCAATAAAAAATAAATGTATTAGTATCCTAAAATTGAACTCTTTATTTGTAAAAATACAGAAAGCAAAATATCTTACACTGAATTAATTATTAAAATAAAAAAAAGTGAAACGCTTTTTAGAAACAAAACAAAATCAAATTATTAAAATGAACACTAATACTGAAACACAACCTAAATATTACAATTTTGAAAATCTTGGAATTGATAGACTTGTAGAAATACTTGCGTTATGGAAACGCAAAATTACAAATATGAAATCGTCTTCAATTCCACTTGAAAAGAGAAAAGCAGTTATTATTAGCGCAATAAGAAAAGTTATACAATCAAATCCAAATCATAAACACTTTCTTGTAATAAACTCGTATTTCGCACCAAAAGAAAAAGCTCAACCCAAAATAGATAATAAACTTTTCACTTATAAAAAAGGAGATCTTGTCATTCACGATGTTGGTAAATATAGAACTAAATATGTTCTTGCGAAGGTTGTTAAAATCAATGAAAAATCAATCACAATCCAGTTAGATACATATAGAACAATATTAGATGAGAAAGCAATGCGAGATCAAACTTATGGATCACATAGGTTGATTTGGAATGAATGCTTTGATGGAGATAAAGTTGTTATTAAAGACTCAAATAAAATATATTCAAAACAAGATTGTCTTGAAAATAAAAATGATAAAAGCTTTTATATTGAATATTTCACAGAAGGGAAAGAAGATTGTGATTTTGGAAACTAAAACATATAATAAAAAACAAAGAGGGCTTATATGCCTTCTTTTTTTTCATTTTTCATAATAAACCAAAAAAATTGAAATATTTTGAGCAATGAAAAATAAATGTATTAGTGTTATAAAAAAATAGAAAATAATATATTCAAAATAAATACTCAAGAAAATATGTGCTTTGTTTGCGAAACTTGTGATAAAAAAATAAATATGGAAAAAGATAAATACCAACATAATGATGAGTTTGATTATTATTTATGTGTAGATTGTATCCCCTCATATGGAGTGGATTATGAAAGTGATAGACCCGACGAGTTTGAAGGACAGGTAAGTAATAGTCGTCTCTTGGAGATATTTGGAGATGAAATTGTATATAATAAGTTGAAAAAATTAGCCGAGCAACCTGATTTATCCAGCCACCTGCGAGTGGTGTGGAGTTTGAAGATGAGATCCGAACTTTGGATGTATGTATTTATTAACGACGAGCCGTTCTATGAGGGGTGCTATGATCGTAATTATTCCTGCGATATGTTCTATATGCTTGATGAGTTAAAAAAAGAGCAGGAAGAGGAAGAAAATAAAAAAACTTGTGAATCGTGTGATAAAAAAATAAATGTGGAAAAAGATGAATACGAATATGATGACGACACTGGGTTTTATTTGTGTGGAGATTGTATGCCCGAAAGTGAAGAAGAAGAAAAAATAATGAAAACTTGTTGTGACTGCTCTAAAAATGTTATTATTGATAACATTTGTAGAATATCTAAAAATCCCGAAGTATGGAGATGCTTGGATTGTAATTATCAAAAAATCAAAATGGAAAATGGAGGTTGGGATAGTGATGAGGAAACTGTATAAACTTGTATATTTTAAAACTTAACTTAATTAAATACGAAACTTATTCTTAAAGAACGCTATATTAGAGTTGAGATCTTTGTTCCCACCCCAAAGAATCCAGCGACTAAGTGACCCCGCACTATAGGGCGATGTCCAGTCTTCACGACCTGCGCCGTGTCTTGCTAAATAAGCGTCTCTTTTTTTTATGTCGCCGTGATCAATATATGTGTTGCCACCTGCTTGTCCGAAATGTATTTTTTCTCCGTTGCTGAATGTCGCAACAAATCGTTTGCCTTTTCTATTGCTATTTGTAATTTCCATATATAAATTACAAATATTTTATTTTAATTGAGTTTAACATAAGTTTTGGCTTGTGCCGATGAACTGCCCATCTCACTTAATTCCTCATTCATCTTTTTTGTTTCTTTCATTGTGGAAGCATACTTATCTGTCAAGTAAGCGTGTCTAAGAGCATTAATGCTAATCTTTCCGTTGAATATCTTGTTGAGGCGCTGATTAAGAGAGACCGAGTTCAACTTTGCCCCATTCACATTGAAAAGCAAATATTCGGTTTGTTCGGGAATGACGCTAATGTATTTGTTCAAAATGTTCTTAAGTTGAACGGGCATTTCAATCTCTTGTTTGCCGTAGAACTTCGCAGTCTTGAACTTGTGAAATATTAATTTATTCTTATCAATATGATTATCAACCTCTTTATTTATATTGCGGATTTTCATCTCCGTATAATCAAGAGCGCGTCTCGGAACAATATAAAAGCCACCAAGTAAGCAGACCAAAATATAATCTTGAAGCTTCTGTAAGTCATCATTATTTATATATTTGCGTTTGTAAATTGCGTCGGCTTGGCGCTTTAATTCGCCTAATACAGTGCGGATCTCATCGTGAGTAATATTATTCTCCTTCTGTGTAGGTGTCTCCTCTTGCTTATCAATCTCCTCTTTGTATTCTTTGATGTCGCTGAGCATATTCTCTTTATAGTCTTTCACATCTGGAGCAATACACACGAGCGAAGCGAGTATAGTTTTCCTTACATTGAATGGTTTGGAGTTAATGTATTCACTTACCTTTTTATGCTCACTGCTAAACTTTGATGGGTCGGCTTCCTTATCAGTAGGAAAACAATTCTTATAAATAGTTCTTAAACAAGAATTATAGGTTTTGAGAGAATTGGCAGAAAGATGAGGTCTTTTTTCTTTGAGGGCATCGGTAAAATCCATAATATAATAATACAAAGATAATAATTTACGAAATTAAATAATTAATGCCTAAATGTTTTTGGTTTATTTTTAAAGAAATACGGTAAATACGGTAAATACGGTGTTTTATAAACCTTCTAGGATTTGGGGTATTTCTAAGAGGGGTTTTAGAATTACCGTATTTACCGTATTTCCGTATTTAATGAATTAAAGATCATCGTATGCTTTTAGAAGTCCGATGCGAATTATGCGTCTCAAATCATCAACTGCTTTTCTACCTTTGAAATCAGTATCATAATCAGTTCCGAACTGTTCATTCATCGCATTGACATAATCTTTCAGTTGTTTTAGAGAGGCTTTCTTAGCTGGAGGATAATCGGGTAAAGCATAATATTCACTGAGAGCGTCTCGGATTTTAGGTGTAGCAACTCGTCCAACATATCTTGCTTCTTCTGATTCAATAACAAGTTCCTTTGCTCGTTGAGATTGCTCTTCAGGAGTTTTAATTTCAGATAATGCTAGATCTTCATCACCGTATTCTTCTCGCAAGTCCTCATCTAAAGCACCTTCAACTCCAGCAGTTGCTTTGCTCTTCTTTTCGTGTAATACAAGATTGTCTAAATCATTATCTCGTTTCTCATCAATATTCAATTGAACAATGCTATTTTCTCCGATATCAGGAAGAGAAGGACTAACATTAGACAATTTGTTGCCAAGTATCTGATTGTTTGTTTCGGGATCATCAAACACAGCATAATCAATTGCCCGTGTAGTAGAAGACTCATTAGGGTTTGAAATAATAGGAATGTTATTACGCCCTACACTATATTGTCCATCGTATATTTGATTCAACTGTTGTCCAGCAGTTTGAAACCCTCCGAAACCATAAGCAGATTGCTGACGGCGATTAGCTTCTGCTAATAAGTTATTGTATATTTTATCTCCAAGAGCAGAAACATCAACTGGAGGTTGGTCTTGTCGGGTAGGATAAGAAGCACCTAAGAAAGACGAACCCTGAGGCATAGCACTAAATGCGGGTAGGGTTCGCATTCCAGTAGTTGATTTAGGAGCAACTCCACTTTTGGTTCTTTTAGATTGATCAATGACGATTTTAATATTTACACCCTTGTCACCTCTTTTAGATGATTTGCGAACTTTGACTTTTTGCTTTTTAGGAGGCATTATAATGTATATACATATTTTATTTTGTTGCTAAAAATAAAATATAAACCAAATATATAATATGTTAAGAAACTTTGAAATGCTCAACACACCAACACAAGTAGGTCATATAGACGAAACATATAGCGTCGTATTAAACTCCAATTTAGCGGGTGGAACAATCGCTGAAGCAACATTCAACTTTGATTGGTCTGTATTGCCCGATAGAAACTATGTGGTTCATTATTCATTCAATACATCAAATATGTCTCTTGCTACAGGCAAAGTGTGTTTGATATCAAGTGATTTATTTACCAATTCAAACACCTTTATTGCGGGGGCACAAACAGGTCGCACAACAGCACTGTCAAGTAATATTTTAGGAGTTGCTTATCCTTACATATATGGAGCAACAAGTGCTTTACACGCTGAAGATGGAACAGCACCTCCAACTTATATTAATACTCGCCCCAGTTTGAACCAATTTACAATTTTTGTTAAGACCGCAGATGCTACACCAATTGATTATCCATCATTAACAGCGTGGGTTTTAGTGTTACACTTTAGACCCGTAGATAAGTCATCTCGTCTTTTACTTTAGGTGCTTAATTAAAGAAGCAATATTTTTATCTTCATATAATATAAAGTATGAGTATAACAAAGAAACGAAATGAAGCGCCACCGCTTTCAAAATGTGAGATGGTTTGCGACGGAGGCTTACACGAGAAACTAAATAATTTTGAATTGACTAAGTTCTTAAACTCACACGAGACTAACCTTATGATCGGACGCCCAGCAAGTGGCAAGACCTCTCTGCTTTACAGCTTTTTCAAATCACCGAAAATATTTCGCAAAGTGTTTCACAATATTTATCTCTTTCAACCGTCACATTCAAGAGCATCAATGAAAGATAATATCTTCAGTAAAATCCCACAGGAACAATGCTATGAAGAATTGAACTATGAAAATCTTAGCGATGTAATGGACACAATCAAAAATGAAGATAAGAAATATAACAACTGTATTATCTTTGATGATATGACGGCATACTTGAAGAATGCTGATGTGAAGCAATTGCTGAAAGAGTTGATATTCAATCGCAGACATTTAAGAACAACAGTAATCTTTTTGGTTCAGACTTGGTATTCAATAGAAAAAGATATTCGCAAATTATTTAGCAACATCTTTTGTTTCCGAGTATCAAAACAAGAATTATCAACTATAATGGATGAAGTGGTTGAATCAAAAGCAAAGTATATGAATGATATAGCAAAGATCGTCTTTGATGAGCCGTATAAGTATTTGTTTATCAATGTTAATTCACAACGATTGTTTGATGGATTTGATGAATTGATATTTGACGAGGAATAAAATATTATATTATAGTATATAATGTTTCGCAAGTCATTAGGAAATAAAGCTTCAAAGATGTTCCGTAAAGGAATAGCTACATCGGCAAATGTCAGCAAAGGATTGGGAGGCGCATCAGGTGCGCTCTCGGGCGCTATTAAGAAGGCTGAGAGATCAGCAAACGAATTGGGAAGAGTTCCATTTGTAAAACAGGCAATCTCTTTATCTCCTGAAGCACAAGATGCTCTTGCTACTGCTAGAACTGGAGTTAAAGTAGGAAAAGATGTTGCTGTGTTATTGAAAGGCGGAAGTGAATTGTTTGATCCACTTAGCTATAAAAAAATAATGACAAAGACTGGAGGCATCAATGCTGGAGCAGTTCAGAAGAATGTTCAGTCGGGATTACAGAGAGCAAAGGATTTAGGAGAAGATGTGGAAGCACTTTATCGCTTTGTTAAATAATTAATTATTATTATCTTGTTGTAATATAAGATAATAATGCCCTCAACAAGTCAATTAACGCAAAATAGTCGGTCTATGAATGGATTGAATACGATTAATGCGAATGCGGTTTTTACAGATACGCTGGAAGTGAATAATATTCAAATAGATATACAAGGCACAGCACCAACAAGAGGATTAGGAGACAACACAACAAATATTGCCACGACACAATTTGTTCAATCAGCGGTTAGTGGAGCGGGAGCAGGATATGTGGATTTAACTTCAACACAAACCATCTCGGGTGAGAAGACATTTTCAAATACACAAACACTCGTCACAGGAGTTTTGCGAAATGCGAACCTGAACCCCTCAACGGGAGGCACAAATACTTTTCGTGATAGTTCGCAGACATCGGGGAGTTGTAATATCGCAACAAATGCTGGAAGGTCGGGAGCAATCAATATCAATACGGGGGCAACAGCAACTGCCCCAGTTAATATTAGCAGTTTAACAACAAATAACGCCCCCATCACAATTGGTTCAACTGCTTCAACAACTCAAACCTGTGCTATGAATGGAATTACAACATTTTCAAAAATCCCCTCGTGTGCGGTTGCTCCAACATCGGCAGACCATTTATGTAATAAGACATATGTGGATAGTGTGGGAGTATCACTCGCAGGAAATAATATATTTACTGGGTTTAATCAGTTTCGTCAAGAGACTGGAGTATTTAATGGATCGGGGCTTAGTGTTTCCCTAGATGTTTATAATCCAGGATTATCAATAACAACTTCGGGTGGAGGCACTACTGGGCAATCCAATTCAGGATTTACAATGTTTCCTCAGCGATTGGTTGTTCCAGCTGGAAATAAAAGTAGAACTGCGTATATAAGTGTTCCCATTGATATTTGTTCATCAAGTGGAACAGCATACACAGGAAATATGACCCTTAATTTTTTAAGTGTAACTACAAACACATTGCGAAATGGAGCATCATATTCGGGTTCAACAACTGGAAAAGCATATTTAACAAATTATACTGCGTTTTCTAAAACTTGGACTGGATTTGCGTCTCAGGTTCCAACTGCTAAGTGTTATTTGGGAGATGTATTAATAGCAATCCCATTGATTGTGGATAATGTAACAACTGACAACTATGATGTTGGAATTATATTAACTGGAAGTGGAGCACCTCCAGGAGCAGGTATTGTATTCGTCACGAGTTGGAATACGGGTATTTCATTCACGGCAACAAATACTCAACCGTCAGGAGTTGTATTTACTGGAGTCAATCCATTGTATTTGGGAGTTGCTAATATTGTATCAACTAATAAAATCGTTTCAACCGATAATTTGGATATAGCAACTTCTACAAATGATCTTACAATAACCGCAGATGGATCATTAGAACTTAATGCGAATAATGGATTTTGGACTGCGAACTCAGTAATGAGCGAGAACTTTTATTTTAGAGCAAGATTGACACCAAACATAGTTTTACAAAATATTCGTGGTGTTGATTTATTAAATATTCAGGGTTCATCTTCTAACATTTTATTTCAAACACAAAGCAATATTCCATTACAAATAGATAGTGGAACTGGAAATATAAATATAACCACAACAGGAAATCTAAATCTTCCATTAACTGGAACGGTTAATCTAATTCCTGCTGGAACAATAACACAAGGATTATATACATCTCTTGCTGGATATTTGCTGTGTGATGGAACATCGTATTCAACAACAACTTATGCCAAATTATTTGCTGTAATTGGTTACAATTATGGAGGTAGTGGAGCGAGTTTTAATGTGCCTGATTTCAGAGGTATGTTTCTGAGAGGTAATGGATCTCAAACGATAGGTGGAGTAACATACACGGGTGGTTCATTAAGTTTAGCAGGTAGGCAACAAGACCAAGCAATGAGTGCCACATCAGCAACAAATCAAGGTTTTAGAAGTTGCGCAGCGGGAACTCGTGATGCGGTTGCGAGATTCGCAATAGGAACAGACCCAGTAGATACTGGAACTGGAATATTAGCACAGTTCCCAAGACAAGGCGTTGAAACGAGACCCGCAAATTATACAGTAAATTATTTTGTTCGCTATTAATATAGAATGGATATTGAAACAATTATTCAAATTGCCGAAGATAAAATTATTGCTGATTTATGTGTCCAATATTATTATGCTGTGGAAGGTGGAGATGAAATAAAACAACAACTCATTTATGAAGAAATACAGAAGTGGTATATAAAAATAAATAAAAATAAAATAGAATAGTATAATGGACGACATAAGAGTAGAACATTTTAGAGATATAATTTTTGAACTAAGAATACATATTCGGAGATTACAACGAGAAGTTGATGAACTCAGATATTTATTATCTCAGTATAGAGTATAATGTCCTCGTTTGTTCATATCAAACCACAGAATACCCTTTACCGTGATTACAAGATACAGAAGACACAAAAGCGTATCTTGGACAAGATCACCGACCTCCCTGCTGAAATCCGTAACAAGCACTCAATGGAATTGTTGAAGATGGTTTGTAATTGTATTGAAGCGTCTATTAATAACAAAGGCAAATCCAGTAAGCAGAAAATAGATAAGAAGTTAGTTTGTATTCAAATCTATTCTTCGCTATTTGGAAACATCACCCCCGCTGATTTAGAAACAATTGGAAAGAACATAGAATATCTACACGATAATGATGAGATAGTGAAATACTCTTTTTGGAAGGTTGCTACTGCCACCGTATGGAATTGGATTAAGTCAAAGCTTTGAGACTTTATACAAGACTATATATTTGATTACTTACGCAAATTGTTTTACAAGAAAGCTCGTATATCGTCAGCAGTTGCCACAACTATTGAAATAATAATCAATCTTGATGCGATCACAATTATAAAATTAATAATCAAACAATTTGGATTAAACTATTTGTTGAAGTATATTTTTATTTTGAGTGTCCTGTAAGTTAATTAAATCCGTAATATTGGATTAAATTAACTGAATTAAGCAATTAATTAACTGAAAACGCTATAAAATACATTAAATAAGCAATTAAAATATTTTAATTGAGCATTTAATAAAAATTGTTAGGTATATTCTACATTAAATGCTTAAAATTGGTTAAATATTAACTTGTTTAAGACTTTCCTTAATTAAATAACCACATTTAGCACTTCAAGGCAACCTGTCTATTGACGGTATCAACCTCAAAGAGAGCATCGTAATTTACAACGAGGGTAATAGTGTGAGCCTGTGAAGTAGCAGTTCCGATATTGAGACGGTAAGAGATAGCACTGTTCTGAGTGGAGATACCTGTTAGGAGACTATCACTGTTGAGCTTCTCAAGAGAAGTTCCAATGTAGAACTTGGCAGGAGCAGAGGGAGATGTGGTGTTAGCAGAAATGTAAGCATACTCTACAGCGTTAATAGAGAAGGAGTTGTTCTTATCAAAGACAGACCCAAGAGCAGATTTAAGTTCCATCAAAGCACCCGCTCTATTTACGACTGAGGAGATTGGTTTCTGAGGATAGATCACACCACCGACAAGGAAAGAGTAATCACCGTTATTACTTGTAATATCGTAACTATCAAGTGCCTTGTTTTGCGAGACAGCACCTGCGCCACCGTTGATAGCAAAGATGGATTTACAAGAAGCATATCTCTGATTGAAGACCAACTCGTTGTAACCACTGGAAGCACTGGATAAGGTTTGAGAAGCGCAAGAGAATGACTGAGACTTAATGTAGATCTTGTCACCCATAGAGCGAACCATCTCCTCAACACGACCGCCCATATCTACAACCTTGTAGCACAACTCAACATTGCTCATCACAAAGTTAGTTACAGTTTGGGATTGCGCGGCGAAAAACATATTTGCTAAACTTTCAACAGTCAAAACAATTCTGACCTGAGGCATAGCGAATAAAGGAATCAATCTCTCAGAGTTGGAGAGCACACACATAAGGGGAGCGCCGACAGAGTAAGCAGGGTTAGCACCTGAAACCCAAAGCAACTCACGACCATCTAACTGTTCTAAAGTAGGTGTGATAGCAGATCCAGCACCTGAGGTAAGGACTTGGTATCCGAAAGTAGATTGCTGTCCATATTTCTGAGCAACATCAAGAGTAGTGTTAGACAACATATTCATTAAGTTATTGTATGACTGGATAGTATCAATGGTTTGAGAGCCAATTTGAACATCAAGTCTGTTAATAGGAGTATAGACGGGGCAACCAATCATAAAGGAAGAAGCACCTGCGGTAATAGTAGTGCCTCCAGTAGTAACAGTTCCAGTGTATCTAATGTAAAGCGAATCGGGAACGAGGAAACCTCTGTTCAACAAATCAAACTGGATTTGCTGTCCAGCAGTGAAAGTTTGCCCATTGACGGGGTTAGCGACAGTGGGGATTTGAACCGTATTGTCGGGCAAGGACGGAAGGGTGTTTGTGTAGTCAATACTTGAGGGCAAGACGATAGACATTTTATTATATAGTATGTTTATAAAATAAAATTGGCAAAATTATAAATATGTGTGTTGATTATACAAAAGTAAATCCAATGAACTATCTCCTAAATCTTCGGCTGGTTGAGAAACTGCTTCGTGAGTTTGTTGAGGAATGTCTCCTAAATTGTCTGAAATCGGTTCAGCATTTGTTGTATTTTTCAATTCATTATCTAAAAAAGTTGGATCTATCTGATTAATTGGTTGGACAATTTCCCTAAAGATAGTGTTGCTTTTTTCTCGTCTTCTTCTTGTAATAGAGAGAAGCAATGTTATATTCCAACCGACATTATTGAAATTGACTAAATTATTATCGTCTCCGTATATCTTCAAATCAAAACCGTCTAAAGTAGGGTTCCTAATAAGCGATTGAGTATTGCTAATATTGTCATAGAGTATCAATCCGAATGATCCCGCTTCTATCGGAATTGTTGCTAAAATATTCAATGTTCCATCTACGCTACTATCATAATTTCCCGTCTGTAATTCATAACTCGCTATTTTCAGTTTTAAAAGTCCTAGTAGATTAAGTGGAAACGGTGCTGATAAAATCCCTCCTACACTCGTGTAGGTGATGCCGATTTCAAATCCCAGTGTTTTATTGAGCGTTCCAGTGGAATTAATTGTGAAGTTGAGTCCTCCTGCCCGTGTAAATGTGATGATTCCAGTTGTTGATGATGTAGCAATTGTAATATCTGTGATTGCGATGAGCGCAAGTTTCGCAATTATTTCACTAATGAGTGTCGTAGAATTATAATTGCCTCGTGTGAGTGTGAGCGTATATGGAGTGGCATTATATGTAATATTTAAAATATTGTTATACACATTGATATTATAAAATGAAATGGGAATCTGTGCGTTTTGAACCTGAACTGTTATTTCTTCTATATCGGCATCATCTTGGAGCAAACCTATGAACTGAAAATTAACATCGCTTAAAAATGTGCCGTTGTTTAGTGTTGCGTGGTCACTGTTTAAAATGATTTGTCGTTGATCTATATATGTTGAGGACATTCTTAAAATAGATATATATTTTATTCTTTTGGAGTTGCTTCAAATAGTTTCAATGCTTCTTCTAATTTATCTTTTTCAATAGGTTTTGGAAGTGCCTCAAATAATGGGTTTGGTTGCCCACTCTTATTTTCTTTTACTTGCGCTTCTGTATAATAAGAAAGTGCTTGGATTAATTCGTGACGATTCATATTACGATCACTCTTACTAAATCTGCTACCACTATAAAACATTTTATATTATATTTTTATAAAATATTTTTTTATAAGATTCCTAAATAAATGCTTAATTATCTCGCTTTTTCTTCGTCGTAAAAGAACACAACCAATAAAAAAACCGATACAAAGTATCCCATATAAAGTGAAATGTGCGTATCAAACATATTCTCATATATATTAGTTACATAAAAATAAATGTGGGTTTCGCTTTTACTGGGGGAGGTGGTGGAGGTGGGGGTGTGGGTTCTTGATATTTCACTGTTTGCTTCACTGGAGCTACTTGCTTTGGAGCTACTTGCTTCTTCGCTATGACCTTCTGTTTGATTTCTTCAATCGGTGTGTCATCATCGCTAATTTCATCTAGTGCTATTTCTTGTTTCAGTTGTTTCTTTTTAATAGAGATCGCTTTGCTTACCACTTTCTCTTCTAATTGTTTCTTTCGTTCTGCTTCCTCTGCTTCACGCTGTGCTTTTCTTTCAGCATTCTTCTGAGCTAGTGCTTCTCTACCTTTCTTCATTCCTTCTAATTGTGCTTCATTCAAAACACGCTTGGGTTTTTTTGGGAGTTCGCAGGGGGCTTCAGGTATTTCCTTACTTGCTTGTAGGGGCTCATCTTCTTCTTTTAAAGCAATGGGTTCCTTCATCGCTGGAGGCACGGTTGCTAATATTTCTAATTGTTTCAGCATTTTGGTCTTGGTTTTCTTTTCCATCCGATTATACACTCCAATGAGAAAATAATCTTGAAAATGCTAAATAATAATTACTTTCATCCGTTTAATTAACTTAATTAAATGGATACACACTTTGTTTTTTGCGAGGGCGATTAACTGCCACTTAAATAAGAAAAAGAATAAGTTGGTTAATGTTTGGTAGTGTTCTCTATTTTGCTTAAAGATACGGTAAATACGGTAAATACGGTAATTCTAAAACCCCCCTTAGAAAATCCAAAAATCCTATAGGGTTTTGAAAATACCGTATTTACCGTATTTCCGTATTTTTTAAAAGTCATCACTTTCTTTCTCTTTTTCTTTTATTCCAATCCACTTATTTCCATTATCAATGCTTTTACAAATCCATCTATTCTTCTTTACTTGATCGCCGAACTTGACTTTTTCATAACCTCCAGCCTTCAAGATAGATTTTAATTTTGTTTTACCTACAATATAATCATCTCCAGTTCCAAACTCAAACACACTAAGAAACCACTCTTTAAAATCATCATTAGAAGCAACAACCTCTTTTGCTTCTTCTTTCCAATCAGAAGGATAAGCAGAAAGTTTAAACTTGTCATCAACATATTTCTTAGCTGATTGGAAAAGCAAGTGAAGTAACCCAAACTTATACTCAAAGCGGAGTTTCTTACCAAACTCTGTATCTTTAATGAAACGACAGTTAGGAATATCATCTGCTTCTAATCCCTCAATAAACTCACTATCCATCTGTCCTAAACGCAAACGACGCTTTATGCCTTCATCGCTGTCAAAACTAATTGTATTATTAGAAACAATAAATGCCTTGAAGTTGATAGGCATATATTCACTATCCTTATAAAGAGGCTTATATTTGATTTTAGTTCCATCACTTACATCTTTGAGAAACTCACGATCTAACTTTTTCAAACCAATCTCGTTTGCCCACGCAATACGCATTCCTGACCAAGTTGCGATTTCCTTGTGTCTATTTGAATTGTTCTCATTGAATACATCACTTTCCATTTTCATTGAGTAAATAGGAAGAATATCATCAAGTGCTTCAAATATAACAGACTTTCCATTTCCTGCTTTCTGTCCTCGCAAGTAGTAGAACTCTTGTTGTCGGATCGCATCTCCAGTAAGAGCATAACCAAGAATAGATAAATAATATGCCAAATGTGTGTCATTATAATTACAGATTTTCTTGAGTTCATTGCGAACTTTTGAAATATCGCTCTCATTTGGTTCTTCATAGTTATAGGGAAGAGTTCTTGTGATAAAATCACTAGGAAATAAACCAATACGAAACTCTCCAGTGCGTAAATCAAAGATTCCATTTTTAAATGCGATTTGATAAATATTTGTATCTAAGTTCTCATTGAAGCCACTAACCCACAAATAATCGGTAAGAAGTTTTACATATTGATTCATAGCATTGACAACACGACTGCGTGTCTCTGAAACAAGTTTAATCTTTTTTCTTGCGAGTAAAACTGCGGGTTCATCTTCCTTATCTATCTTGTTGAGTTTGTCGGTTAGTATTTTCACATACTTATCTAATTCATCTTCAATAGCTGAGACAATCATAGCAGATGGATCTTTAATTTTAACCCACAAGTTATTCTTACACGCATACCAAGTATTATTGTCATAAATTAATATAGTTTTCAGAGATTTTGATATGAACTTTGAGATTTCATTAACACCTTTCTCAACAATCTCCATTGTAATATATTCATTATATTTATCTAACCACTCAAAGTATCCATTAAAGTTGATTTGCTTAGCGATATTTTGTAGAGCATAAATACTAATGGGACGATTGCCGTTAATTGCGTCCCAAATAATTTTAGTTTTAGGATTTTCTTTATCCATAATTGCGGTATATTTTTCTGCTGTATCAAATAAATATCCGTTACATTTTAAAATACATAAGATTTTGAACCACAAATTATAATCAATATGATTTCCATTGCCTATTACATTGAAAAGTAATTCTATGTATTTATCTTTTGTTTCTACTTTTTGACTTGGTTCAATAGTGACAACAGAAGTTGGAGAAGAAGGACGCTCCACATAACCTACTTCAATCGTATCTTTATCAAAGCATCCATTAATAATAGTTTGCTCTATTTTTCCTTCCTTCATTATGAGGGGGCGATTTTCTCCAAGTTTTGAAGTATTAATACATCTCATCTTGCGGTTACTATCGTAAATGCCTTCATCAAAGAGAGGCTTATGTGGTTTTGCTTTTACTTCCTTAGCGCTTCGTGGATCAATCCACTCATAAATGTTTTCTTGTTCATCGGTCTTGGCTAGAATAAACTTGTTGAGTTGTTTTACAAATGCTCCGATATTTTGCTTCGTATCAATCATATTACTTATAAAATAACGGACAGAATATTTTTCCTTATTATCGGCAGTTAAACCGTGAGATGTAGCAACAGCAATATTTGGTTTTACTCCAGTATATTGACTAAGCGCTTCATCAATGTATTGCTTACCTTTTTCTTCAATAATAGTAGCAAGTTCTTTATCAAACTCTGTTCCAGTGCTCTCAGCATAAAGATCAATGTCAAAATAATACTTTATTTGATTTGTATTATGAGTAACCTCATATACAGGTTCTTTATTAATAATCTTTTTAACAAAAGTTGCTTCATCAACGGAGGGATAGTTGTGTCCAAGAAAGGCGGAAGTTTTGGGAGTGTAGTAAATCATTGTCTTATATTATACTAAAAGATAATAATTTGGGTTTATATCGTTTTTTGCTAAATATATATATTTTACTAAATATTTCAATTTTAAATCAATTTTATTTTAAAACAAAAATCAAAAATCTTTGTTTTAAAGATCGCCTAAATATTTATTGCTAAAAGTCTTTTTGCTTCTTTTGCGAAATCGCGTTTCCGTTGAGAACATTTTTTAGAATATTCGTTTGTCTA